AGAATTAGAATTATAGTTCTAATTATATTGTTTCGGGTTTGTAGTTATCAATATCAAAGTGTCCTATCTTAAAGCTGCTCGGCTCTCGTCTTAATCTGCGCTTGGCAGGTTCGTAGCCTTTCTCTTTACAATACGTTAATATCTGTAAGTAGGTAGCATCGATGTTATTCATCATAATGCTAATAGGCTCACTTGCGTAATATTTGTCGATGTATTCTTTGCTTAGTTTTGTCATTGTATTGTTTTAGTGTGTAATCGGTTAGGGCTGCCATTACAAAGCCTGTTGCAATAAGCAGGAAGCAGATAGCATAAATCATTTCGAGTAGATGTCTTGAAGTTGACCAATAAGGTAACAAGCTACTAAAAATACGGCTAAAAGTTGTGCGGTTTCTTTTTTCATTGTTTTTGTTTTAGTGTGTTAAAGTGTGCGTTAGATAGTCGCACCCCTATTTTGTTTATTTTTTTAAATCTCTTGTTATCATTCTTTTAGCCATATGAATATTAGTATTAATACATTTGTGACCATTCATGAAATGTATATAGTATCCATTTACTAATTCAATTTCAATTCCTTTGTAAATAATCTTTTCCATTGTTTTTGTGTTTAGTGGTTATTTGATCTATCAAAACTACAACCTTTTAACATTCAACAATCAAATGAGTAAACTTTTTTTTAAAAATGTGATGAGCGGTAAATATTAAGGATGAGCGGTAAATTATAGAAATGCGTACCTACCCGTCCCACGTTTAAGGCTAAAGTTTTGCCAAGCCAAAGCCAAGCTTATAACCGCATCGTCATGGTAACCGGAAGGAGCGGAGTACTTAACACCCGTCGCGCCGTATTGGTATTCAAATATTTCTAGCTCTTGGGTAATAATGCCGTCCGGATAACCAATCTTACCTTGGTGTATTGCCGATTGCAACCCTTCCATTAGTTGTTGTTTACTTGTGCTTGTAAACTTTAACCCTTGTATCATTACACCTTCACGTTGTAGGTCTTCTAGGATAGGGTCACCAACCCCCGTAGAATCGACAAGGATAGGGCATTTAGGCAACCTAATTATGTTTTGCTTAGTATTATGCCAATCCATTTGGAAGCGGTCAAAATAAGCCACGTTCCCGTTTTCGTCTAATCCTATAATCACAGTCCAATCGACGGACTTAGCTAGATCTATTCCAAAGGCTACTACCGGCATAGTAGAAACCGGAGTAATACAATTGCGGATAAATTGTGTACCAAATGGGTTTGCGGCATTCTCCGCAGGGTTTGCCATGTACTCTTGCTCAAATACAACATCGGGTAATTGCTTACGCGCATCGTCTATCTCTTGTGGGTCTATGTATGGGTTATCGTATGTAGTAAACTTAAAGCTTTTCCAATTGGGTTCGGCTTTACTATACAAGCTATAAAAATAGTTCTTGCCTCTAGGTGTGCTTAGGAAAATAGCTTTACCCTTAAAGTCCGTTAAGGTAGGTCTAATAGAATTTAGCCACCCGTCTTCTAGGTTAGGTATAAAGGAGGCTTCGTCTATAACGGCTAAGTGGAACTTTAAACCTCTAAGGTTATCTAGCCTTTCACCCGTAAAGAATCTTATACTACCTCCGGTAATAAAGTTAATTACTAGGTCGCTTTCGTTCTTGGAGTAAATCTCTAATGGTAATAAATCTACTATTTCTTTAAAGAATATTTTACCTAGTTGGTATGTAGGGGTAATGTAAGCAACCCGCTTTTTGTTTACCGCCGTGTCTATACTTATCGTTTGGCTAATCAAGGACTTGCCAAATCTTCTACCCGCCATCATAACAATAAACCTACTATCGCAATCTAATACTTGCTTTTGTGCGGGATGCGGATTATGTAAGGATAGACCAATAGTATTCATTATCTATCGTAAGTAATTTTAATCTCGTTAACCTCGTGCTTATTCTCGGTCTTCTCAACTAAGCTATTTAAACGTTGGGTAATGCTTGGATTATACACACCCGCCATGCCTCCTTCGATTTGGTCTTGCCTAATTGTTTTCTTAATACGCGAACAGATGGTACGAAAATCTTCGTATGCGTTATCGTGATTAGAAAAGTATCTTCCTAAATCGGATATAACTCCTTGATTATAAACGTAGTTTTCAAAGCCTTCTATTGTTAGAGGTCTCTCCCTAAGTCTATAAACTTCGTCTCCGTCTTTACCTACAAAGTCGTGTACTTTAATTGGATTAGCCTTTGCATATTCGCAATATTCGGTAAAGTATTGGAGCATTAACTCCGGCGTCTCAATTGCTTTATTCCTACCCATCTATTTTATTTTTATAGTGTTGGCATATTCTATCCATTACGGATAGGTAATATGTGTTAAAATCTTTATAGCCTTCGTTGTCTTGTTCGTATCTTCTATATAATATTCCCCTAAGTCTTTGGCTTGGTGTCTTAAATGTATCGGGGTCGGCTTTAAGGTTTTCTAGTACGTCTTGTTCTTCTTTGCTAAATGGTTCTTGTTTAATTGCTAGGTAGCAAAATTGTTGGTTAAGTTGAAATAAAGAAGCCGCTTCGTTTGGGTTAAGCTCTTGGGTTGCCAAGGTTAGCTTTATTGTTTTGTCCTTACGTGAAGCAATGCTTTCGATTTGGCTTGATAATAGTATCATAGTATCCCGTTTATAATGTCTTGCGCTTCGTCTAAAGCGTCTTCTTGATCTAAGTAATTATCTACGTCGGCAATGTGTTTGTTTATTAAAGTCTCCGCCATTGCATAGGTATAGTTACCGATTGTTGTCATATCGTCACCATCAAAGCCGGTCTTACATACCGCTAAAAAAAAGGCTTTGTGTGTTAATAAATACCATATAGCCCATAACTTCCTCATCTTCCTTGTCCCCTATATGCCTTCTCTCTTGGCGTATGTTTGTTAAAGGATTTTTTTGCCGACCCTCGTTTACGTTTGCCGAAGGTAGTTTTACTATTGTTTTCTTTAATCTTTGCCATATAATTTGCTCCAAGTTGTGGGTTGTGTTAAATCTTTTATTTTAGTGTATCCTTTAGTTTTAAAGAAGCTATCCCATTCGTCTTGGTCTTTAATGTTAATGTGCCCCCAGGATTCGTCAAAGCCAGGGATTCTTTGGGATGTGCTACTAAACAAAATGTATTTTGGTGCTATGTTACTAAACAAGTAATTTAACTCAATGTCGGTCATGTGCTCCGCCGTCTCTATAAAGTTAAGTAAGTCGGTAGTAATAGGCTTGTCTACAATTTCTAGGTATGGTATGTATTGCTTAATGTATTCCCTATGTGGTTTAAATATTTCAAAGGCTTTAATATCGTAACCGGCTTGGTAGTAAGCATCGGCATAAACTCCCGTACCCGCTCCATAATCTAAAACGGAACTAACTTCTAAGTGTTTAATTTGTTCAACACTATTACGAGCTAAGTCTTTAAAAAACTCATTATGCATACCTATCCCGTTCTTTAGTTCGTATTCTAAAAATTCTTCTTCGGTTATTAGCATCGGTAGTTTTGTTTATGTATGTCCGTTAAAAATTCTTTATATTGTTTCTTGTCTCCAAAGTCTAAGTGGCATTTTCTACAAAGCCCCATTAGATTTTCTATTGTGTCTTTTTCATTAGATCCACCCATACCTCTTGCTTCTATGTGGTGTACGTCTACCGCTTGTGAGCCACAAACTTCACAGGGGACAAAGTCCGTTGTTTTATAACCCATCCCCTGCAAATATATTTGTGTATGCTTTCTCATAGCTTCCCATTAAATTTCTTCGTTGATTAATAATTAATTAAAAATTTAACTATGAGAAATTATTTTTTGTCTATTTCTTTTAATTTGTTAATCGCCCATTCTACACCACTTGTACCACCCCAAGCATCCCACATCAAACCGCCACAACCTTCGCTATATGGTACGTCTTTATGTTGTTGATGTCTTTTAAAAGATGCCATACGTGAAATAGTTTCTCTACTTATTGGCTCACGATTTGCTAATTGCCTTGCTCTAGCTTTTCCGGTTGCTTCACCACAAGAACCCCAACCATTTTTTTCTGCCCATTCCACTGCCCTTTTTGCGTTGTTAGTTGCACTTTCGGGATAGTCGGTATAGCTTTCGGCAAACTTGCCACTTGCTAATATACCCTTCCAAACTTGCATAGCTTTTTCTTCGGTATCGTATACACAACCGCCTGTGCCTATCCTATACTTTCCATTTGAACATTTATATATTGGCATCTATTAATTTATTATAAATATACTTCCTATCTAAATTTATCTCGTGAAAGTTATAATTCTTTTGGCAAAAATCAAAAAGAGCTTGTCCGCTTTCCTTACGCATATCCGCATCGCTTACCAAATCTCTTATATGCTTATACCAATCTCTTTGGCTCTTTACATAATGTACCGGCATATCTAGGTAAGGATTTACATAGCTTACAATTGCGGGGTTCTTCTTTGTTGCCGTTTCTAATACCTTTAGGTTAGACTTCATAGCGTTAAACTTGTTGTCTACCAATGGAATAACCGAAATGTCAGAATCGGTATAAGCTCCCATGTATTCCGTAACCTTTGCGTAATTGTAAATTGTAGGGTTAAGCTTTAGTCCACAAGTAAAAGAATCTATCATTTTATCCCATATAGGCTTCTCGGCATCATTGTATCCGGCTATAATAGTTCTAATATTCATTCCTTGTAAACGCTTAAAAGGTTGCCTAAGTATTTCTATATCCCTTTCGTGTGTACCGCTACCGCTCCAAAATAATCTAACCTTGTAATCTTCGGTCTTATTATCCATAAATTGCTCTTGCCCGTAAGGTAAAGCGTTTGGTAATATATGTACGTTTTTATTGTAAAAGCTTATTTCAGTTGCTAACCTTTCATGGGTGCAAGTACAAAGGTCGGCTATCTCTAAAAAATTAGTAATTTGTTTCCCTATGTTATTATACTTATACCTCCAATATAACAAATGGCTTTCGCTAAGTTCCCAGTAATCGTCATTATCTACTACTAATTTAAACCCGTACTTAGTGCGCCAAGCGTCCATTTGAGAGGCGGTGATTTCGTTTAACATTCTATTTATTAGAACAATATCCCATCCTTGTTCTAATATTTCGTCATTAAGTACATCGGTAATTAAAGCGTACTCCTTTTCTAAGTGAACAATTGGCATCATAATCCTATGAAGCCCGACGCCGGAGTTAGCGGATGTTATGCAAAGTATTCTCATTTGCGTTTTTTTGGTTTTGGTTGTAAGTCGTACCATTCGTATAAACGTTTAACCAAATCAAATATACAATGGCTACACCATACAGTCAATACGTAATTATCGCTTACATACTTCCTATAAATGTGCTCATACATTTTTAATATTTCTAAGTCTATATTTCTTACATAGCCGTTTTGTACCATTTCGTAATTAGGTCTATGTAGATCTAGGTAATTGCGGTGTTCTATTTCCATAAGTTCCACATTAACTTTGTTAAAATTGGGGCTACTACACCAGGGATAAATACTACCGCCATGATATTTGTAAAGAAGTCGGGTAATAAAAATAGTGCAAGGCTAACCCAAGCGCTTAAACAACTTGTGCAACTAAATGGTTTAAAGTCTAAATACCATTTTTTGTGGAATTGGTGTATTTCTACAAAGAACAAAGCAAAGCTAATAGCGGCTAAAATTGTTAATATCATTTTCTTATTTGTTTTTTAAGTTCTCGTTTAGTTAGTTTAAGTTCCCTATGTATTGACATATAAGGTATTCCGGTAACCCTACTAAGTTCTTTAGCGTTACAATTATGCTTAATTGCGTACACCCTTAGTAGTTCGGCTTTGTACCAATGCATCTTACCTAGTTCGCCTTCTACCTTATCTAATAATTCTTCGTCTCTATCATGTACCACAAGTTCTACTTCTAAAGGCTTTCGGTAAGTTCGATAAAATTGGCTTGTATTACTTTGCATCATATTTATCATAGTTCTAACCAAGTAGAACTTTAACACGTTACGGGTTCGCATATCTATAATCCGCACCTCGTCCATTTCACATAGTACTTTAAATATTTCACTTCTTAAATCTTCTCGTAGGTCTTCCGGATGCATCTTGTCTATTGCATCTTTTAACTCTTTACTTTCCCAAAGCTCTAGTATTATGCTATTCTTGTTCATAGTCTTTTAAGATTAGTTTTCCATTATCTTCGGTTGCTATGTAACAAAAACAATTAGATGCCTTTGCTAAGTTTAAAAATGATATTTGGTAAGAACTTAATTTATCGCCTATTGCTTTGGTTTCGCAATAAACGGCTACTCCGCTTTTAGTATGAAATCCTACAATGTCCGGTACTCCTTTTAATCCTATAAATGTACGACCCCTAACGGCAAGGTTGTTATTGCGCCATACAAAAGCCCCGTTTTTATTAAGGGTCTTTATTGCTTCTTTAGTTAGATCGTTTGCGGTCATATTACAAAACTATATTAAATATTTGGATATAAACAAAATTTATTTTTTATAGTCTTGGCTAAGTATTAATGGGGTAGTGTTTTTCCATGAAATAGAATGGTGTATTCTCTTATTATTACTATTCATCATACTTGCCTTAACGCTAGAAGGTTGCATCATAACCGAATGAAAGGACTTTACATAAGTACCCGTTAAAGCATATTCTTGGGTCATACCTCCATTATTGCTTTGCGTGTCCTTTTGATCTAATTGAATATTAGTAAATGTAAAGAATACTTCACCTCTTGACCCTAAAGTGGTATAGGTGTTAACATCTTCATTTATTGAACCTACGAATTGGAAAGGTCTATCGGTTGAACAAAAGAAACTATTCATACATTTTCTTTTTAATTTAATTCCGCTAAATCCTCCTATATGGTCTCCGCCTTGTGAAAATGCTATGCTTTTTATGTTTACCGATTTATAAAAATTTAATGTTATATCAAACACCTTATCCAAGTTTTTTATAATCTTAGCTCCGGTATCGTATCTATAACCAAAGTAGTAATAATCGTCGTCCATTTGAACAAAGTATTTAATTCCAATATCTTTAGCTATTTTAAATGCTGCATTTCTAGCATGAATAATAACGTTTCTATTATCAAAGTTATTGCCTTCGTCGATGGAATCAGCCATTTCTTTTTTGTTAAATACTTTTACATATTCACTACCAAAGTTTTTAATGTAAGTATCAATATGCTTATCTTCATTATCAACAATAAAGTAAACACTACCGGTATATCCACATTTTCTTAATGTACTATACGTCTTTACATTATCCGGTCTCCCGTGTGTAAGTATAAATACCGCAAAATTATTCTCCATAATCTTCTAAATATTGTTTTTTAATATCGTCGCAAAGTTTTACATATCCGTACTCGATAGCTTTTTCAAAGTCTATAATTACAAGTCCGCTACGTTCCATTAACTCTTGCATTTCTTTGGATGAATGCGCATAATAATCGGCAATCTTTTCGTAGTTAAATACGCTATGTCTTCTTGCGGCATCAATTAAAAAAAACTTTTCTTCATTACATAAGCTAGAAGCCTCTATTTCTTTTATAATCCTATGAGTTTTAGACTTATCGCATAGCTCTAATATATGCGGTTTTAAGTTTTTAGGCTCATATATCGGTGATTCTATCTTAGATGAATATTTTTGATCTTCTTTATTAGGGGCAAATTGTTGACCAAATAAATTTATTTGTTTCATTTAAAAGATGTTTTGTTGTTTGTGATTTGTTCTTCAAAAAATAAAGCTACCGCCACGGCTCTTGCTTGGTTCTTTAACCATTGCTCACTCCATTCGTCTCGGTATTGTTTAGCGCTTATAATGTCCATTTTATTAGCTTTGTAAGTAATAATATCCATAAGTTTTTTTTTAGCAAGTGCCCCATCTTCTTTTGTCCATATTTTTATACCCGTACTATTGAGCTTTGTAAATACGCTTAGTGGGTTAAACAATCTATCGAATGTTCGATTTTCCAACAATTTATACTCTTGGTAAGAGTAATCAATTATCTCTAAATCGGTTAAATGCGGTATAGCTTCTACGCGTTCTTGTGGTATCATTTTTCTAATTTCGTTTGCTTTTTTCTTATATCTATCCATTACTTGGCTAAAGTAAGCGGGGCTAAAGTTTTGGTAATGGTCTATAAAGTCGTTAGCTACCATTTGCGTAAACGCTACTTTTACCTCGTTTATTGTAAAGTTCCCGTATTGTGACCTTATCC